ACAAACAAGAGCTGTTTGCCCGTGAGTTCATAAAAGACCTCAACGCCACTCAGGCGGCCATCAGGGCGGGTTACAGCGAGAAGACCGCCCGCGCCATAGGTTGCGAGAACTTAACAAAACCTGACATCCAGCAACGCATCGCAGAACTCAATCAGGAAAGGCTGGAACGCGTTCAAATCGACGCCGACTATGTTCTCCGACAGGCAGTAAAACTCCATGAGCGCTGTATGCAGGAAGTTGAGCCGCTAACCGACAGACGTGGCGAAGAGCTTAAGGACGAGCAGGGACGCACTATTTACGGCTTCGATGCTAAGGGTGCCGCTGCGGCGCTGAAGTTGGTCGGTGAGCATGTCACCGTGCAGGCTTTCAAAACAAACATTAAATCAGAGCATTCAGGTGCTATCGGTCTCAACCTGAATAAATCCCTGAGTGAGCTATTCGAAGATGACAGCAATTAACCCGATATTTAAGCCGTTCATTAAACCGTACCGATACAAAGTGGCAAAGGTGGACGCGGGTCAGGGAAAAGCTGGACAATTGCACGGTTACTCGTAGAGATATCTCGCCGGGGGTGCTATCGCTTTCTCTGCGACCGCGAACTCCAGAACAGTATCAGCGATTCAGTAATCAGATTGCTCGACGACACAATCAGCCGTGAAGGTTACGCCTCAGAGTTTGAGGTGCAGCGTGCGAGCATTCGTCACCTGATTACCGGTAGCGAATTCATGTTCTACGGCATCAAGAACAACCCTACCAAGATTAAATCGCTTGAAGGCATCGATATATGCTGGATGGAAGAGGCTGAGGCGGTATCAAAGGAGTCATGGGAAATTTTGATCCCGACGATTCGTAAGCCCGGATCTGAAATATGGGTGAGCTACAACCCCAAGAACATTCTCGACGATACTCATCAGCGTTTCGTAATCTCGCCTCCGGATGACATTTGCCTCCTTACCGTTAACTACAGCGATAACCCCTGGTTCCCTGAAGTGCTTCGACTGGAGATGGAAGAGTGCAAGCGTAAAGATTACGACCTTTACCTGCATATCTGGGAAGGCGAGCCAGTTGCAGACAGCGACATGGCAATCATCAAGCCTTCGTGGATTGCTGCGGCTGTAGACGCTCACAAGCTTCTCGGTTTCGATATAGCCGGAGAGAAGCGTGTCGGTTTCGACGTAGCTGATGAGGGCGAGGACAGCAATGCGCTTACCTTAAGACATGGCTCAGTCGCTGTTGATGTTCAGGATTGGGATAAAGGCGATGTGATTGAATCAGCCAACCGCGTGAATCTTTATGCCGAACAGCAACAGGCCGATGAAATTATTTACGACTCAATTGGTGTCGGTGCAGGTGTTAAGGCACAACTTGGCCGTATCGCAAAAGTTAATGTGCAGGGATTCAATGCTGGCGGCGCTGTGCTACACCCCGACTCTGAATATATGGCAGGGAAGAAGAATAAAGACATGTTTGCCAATATCAAAGCGCAGGCATGGTGGCACGTTCGCGACCGGTTCTATAAAACATGGCGCAGCGTTGAAGCTCGTAAAGCAGATCCGAACTGTCATCTTGAGTACCAGCCTGACGAGCTAATAAGCCTTGCCTCATCAATCCCTAAGCTCGAATACCTGAAAGCTGAACTGTCACGCCCATGGGTGGATTATGACGGAAACGGCAAGGTTAAAGTCGAAAGTAAAAAGGATATGAAGAAGCGCGGCATTCCTTCACCGAACATGGCCGACTCTTTAATCATGGCCTTCGCGCCACTCATTCGGAAGCCGATGGTCATCGACCCAAGCCAACTCAGGAGAATTTAAGTGTGGCCGTTTAAGAAGAAACAAGTCGCCGCGCCTGAGCCGGTGAAAGAGCCTGAAAAGGCGCAGATGAAGATTAACCCCACCGCAGTAGCAGAAGTCCAGCCGAAACCCCAAAGAGAGCACAAGCGTTATGAGCCGCCAAAAGGCGTAATCCCGGAGGCAATTCGTAGCGCCGTTCTGGCGATGGACTCCACCCCGTACAGTGAAATTAACGACGCCTACGCGATGGGTTATGCCTGGGGGAATATGGACAGCTTCCCCGGCTATCCGTACCTGTCCATGATGGCGCAGAAGCCTGAATACCGGAAAATGGTTGGCACTATCGCCGAAGAGATGACGCGTAAGTGGATAAAGCTGAAGACGGTAGGCGATGATGACAAATCAGAGCGGATAAAACAGCTTTACGATGCGCTCGACCGTTTTCATGTGCGTGATAAATTCCGCGAGGCCGCCGAGCATGATGGTTACTTCGGCGGCGGGCAGATTTATATCGACGTCCTGTCACCGAAAAACGTTTCGGCCTGGACGGATGATAACGAGCTTCAGAGCAAGCTGTTCATCAGCGACAAGAAAATCCCCAAAGGTAGCCTGAAAGGGTTTCAGGTGATAGAGCCAGTCTGGACATATCCCGGCGTCTATAACGCGCAGAACCCGTTAAGCCCTGACTTCTACAAACCAACTGAATGGTTTGTGATGGGTAAGACGGTACACGCCAGCCGCATGATTGATTTCGTATCGCGTCAGGTGCCAGACCTGCTGAAGGCAAGCTACAACTTTCGCGGCCTGTCGCTGATTCAGATTGCAGAGCCATACGTTAATAACTGGCTACGCACACGGGACAGCGTAAGCGACATGATCCACTCATTCAGTATCCCGGTCATCGGTACTGATATGAGCCAGGTGCTACAGGGCGGCGGCGCTGAAAACCTGCTGATGCGCCTGATGATGTTCAACCAGTGCCGGGATAATCGCGGGGCTTTCGCTCGTGACAACGACCCGAGCAAGCCTGAAGAAGTCGAGTTTGTTAACGCTCCTCTAAGTGGGCTGGACACGCTTCAGGCGCAGGCACAGGAGCAAATGGCATCAGTCTCAAGCATTCCACTGGTTAAGCTGCTTGGTATCACACCGAATGGACTTAATGCCTCATCAGATGGCGAAATCCGCGTTTTTTACGATTACATCCACTCGCTACAGCAGTCGATATTTAAAACGCCTCTCAAGCGCGTTCTGGACGTTATTCAGCTTTCTGAGTTTGGCGACATCGACCCGGATATCACCTTTGAATTCGAGCCTCTTTACGAGATGAGCGCGAAAGAGAAAGCGGAGATTCGCAAAATCGATGCTGACACTGACGCGGTTTATATCGCTGCTGGCGCTCTGTCTGCCAATGAAGTTCGCGAGAAGATAGCCGACGACCCGGACAGCCCTTATCACTCACTGGATTTAAGCGATGAAATCGAAATCGACCTCGAAGAAGACGAAGAAATCGACCCAGACGATAAGGCCGGTGAGACCTAACGCAGGCGTTGAGGCGTGGTATCGAAAGGAACTGGATAAGCTGGTCAGGGAGATGCAGAAATCCATGGTGTACTGGCTGACCGCAAACTATAAAGCGAGCGGCGCGGCGGTGGCTATGGATGCATCCCCGGCTGTGTTTATGCGTGAGGCGATGAGGACGTTAGCCCGCCGATGGCAAAAGCGGTTTGATGATATTGCTGCGAAACTGGCCCAGCGCTTCACAAGTGACGCCATGAAGAACTCTGACGTGTCGCTCTATAACGCGCTGGAATCAGCCGGATTCACGGTTGAGTTCAAAATGACGCCAGCCATGAATAACGCATTGCAGGCGACCATCACCGAAAACGTCAACCTGATTAAAAGCATTCCCGAGCAATACCTGACGCAGGTGGAAGGTCTGGTCATGCGCTCCGTGTCTCGCGGTCGTGACCTTGCATATCTCACCGATGAACTGGAAAAGCGCTACGGCATCACTCGCCGCCGCGCTGCCTTCATCGCCAGAGACCAGAACAACAAAGCGACATCTGTCATGCAGACAGCAAGACAACAGTCGTTAGGCATCACCAAAGGCATCTGGCGGCACTCCCACGCAGGTAAAGAGCCTCGACCGTCCCACGTTAAGGCAGACGGCAAGGAGTTCGATCTGAGTAAGGGGATGTATCTGGACGGTGAATGGCTGTTGCCCGGTGAGGCTATCAACTGCCGGTGTACATGGAGCCCTGTAATAAAAGGGTTGGGAGATTGAATGAAGAAGATATTAACTCAGGCATTACTCAAATCACTTGTGAGTTACAACCCTGAAAATGGAGAGTTCAGGTGGTTAATATCAAGGGGAGGAAGCGCAAAAGCAGGATGTATTGCTGGCACAGTAGACAAGATTACAGGATATAAACATATCTCTGTTTGCCAAAAAAGATACAAAGCCCATCGGCTGGCATTCCTATGGATGAATGGATTTCTTCCCCCTGATGATATGGATGTTGACCATGTCAATCATATTAAGTCAGACAACTCTTTTAATAACCTCCGAATAGTCACTACATCCGTTAATTCACAAAATAGAATTTCCGCCAGAGAAGACAGCGCAACTGGGATTATTGGCGTAGGCATAGATCGCAGGACTGGAAAGTGGCGAGCGAGAATTCAAGTCGGAGATAAGAGAATTTATCTTGGTAGTTATGACGAAGAAAGCCTTGCTTCAAGCGCCTATCTTGCAGCCAAAAGACAGTTCCATGAAGGGAACACCCTTTAAGGAAAAAACATGAAGCTAGAAATACTGGCCTTTGATAGGGGATCAGTAAGGAAATTTGATGCAGTCGGTAGGCTGCAAGTAATGAAGAGCAATATTAGTAAAGCGAATGTGTGTGGTTATTACGGGCGAGAGATTCCAGGGTGGGAAGAGTTGGGGCTTGACCCTGACAAAATCTACCAGATGTACCGCGACCCTGAAGAACTGAAGAAAGCCGCCGAAACCTTCAACAACATTCCACTCCTCTGTATTCACACCCCTGATTTCCCCGGCGACCCGCCCCGCGAATACCGCGTAGGGGTAACGCATTCAAATGCAGACTTTGACGGCACTTATCTCACTAATGGTCTATCCGTGTGGGACAACTCCGCCATCGCCGGGATTGAGACAGAGGA